TATTTGCCACTTGCCATTTCCAAGTTGCTGAACGTCTGGAGTTCTGTAAAGCCATTTATAGCCAGAAAAAGGCGAGCCACTTAATAAACCTATTAGCGGCAAAGTAAAAGCAACCGTAGAAGTAGGCGGGTCAATGGGCCTAGTCTGTGCTGCCATTGCTGTAGTTATGTCTGAGGTTTCCCATATTTTATTAACGTCAACGTAATAAGGAGCTAAAACTTGAGCCCCTACAGTTGAGGCATATTGAATTGTAATAGTATTTCTAAGGACGTATTGACTAACAGTAAAAGCCTCCACCCCTTTCAAAACATCTTCACAGATTGCTTTTAAGGCTGTTTTGCTGCCCGCAGAAAGCTCACTATAAGGAGGTGATCCAGTTGCAAAATATGTTTCTATATCAAAAGCGTGTTCATAATAATCAGCTATTCCACTGCCATCTTTATCATTGCCAGACTTATATTCATCTATGGCAGCTTGAACCCTTGAAGCAAAACCATTTCTTTGTGCAACTGTGTTAATATCCGCAATTATAGCTGTCATTACTGGGCATTCCCAAATGCTTTTCTCTAAGTCATTACCATCTAAAAACCATAAACTAGAGTCTTGGTATTGATCGCCGCTTGTTCCTGTTCTTCCTGCGGCTCTAGGATCTCCTAATACTGATGATAAATTTGAAGAAACCCAAGTAGCGGAAAAAGTTCCTAATTGCCCCCCCTCATCTCTTGTTAGGTCGGTAGAGATAGCCCCATCCATGCCAGCCCCCCCCGGCAATATACCAGAGGCTCCAGTAAAATAAGTGCCATCATAATCAGCATTACTAGCTCCTCCATCACTAAAGTTTTTAAGAGCATCAATCGGCCCTCTCCACCTTCTTGTTACTCGATAATTTCCGTCCCTTGTCCAAGTAGTTAAAGGTTGTATTTCTTTAATTACATCGGCTGCACTTATCCCAGTATCCCCTTGCCCGTGTGGAAATCCTACAAAAGTATTGTTTGCCATTATGCTTCCTCAATTGCGGGTTTTAGTTCCCGTGTGTTTTTATTGATCTTCTCTAACTCAGCAATATTCTTTTTCATCAAATCTATTTGACTATTTGGCCCTCTCTTAAATAATCCTATTCTTGACAAGTTATCCCCAAAAGTTTGCATTTCTGGGCCTTTAAGCCCGGAAACCTCTCGACTTCCAAAAATTTCACCGGTTTCAAGTTCCATTGCTGCACGATTTTTTGCAAATGTGTTAATCAAAGAGCTTTCTCTTGGTTCTACCCCGAACATTTTTTCTGCTCCTCTTACAATAAGCGGCTTACCAGTTTGTAAAGCAGCATCTTTTACAGTTTCCTTAAATCCAACTTCCATTATTGTTTTTATAAGAGCAGCTAAATCTAAGCCAAATCCCGCTATTTTTTTTGCTGCAAAAGCAAACGCAGGGACTAGCTCATTATAAATAATATCTCCTACTAGCTTTAACTGATGCCCTGCATCTGATAATTCTTTGTTTAAGTCAGCATCTATAATGACTCCCAAAGCATTTAAAGAATCAGCTATTTCTTTTGGGCTTCTATTTAACTCTTGAGCAAATTGATTAATCTGAAACTGCTCAACTGACTGCCCTGCTTGCAATGCTCCTGATCTAGTTGTTTGTGCATTATTAATAGCATCTATAGTTCCAGCTATTGCCGCTCCCGCTCCAGCAGCTACAGCACTTAAAACAGCAGTTCCAGCTAGTTTCCCCATCCCCCCTATTCCTGCTTTCTTTAGGCCAGCACTTCTAGCATTTGATTTAGCAAGATCAAGAGATAAGCTTTGGCGTTGGTTTTGTGTTAAAGATTCGTCTGAAAGTTTTTTTGCAATCTCTAATCTTTTAGCTTCTTCTCTAGCTAACTTCTCTGTGATGCTTTTTAATGAACCAGCGTTTTTAGATGCTTTTTCATATTCATCTTTTAGAATTTTCTCAAGGTTGACTGCTTGCTTTCTTACCTTATTAGCATCCTTATCAATATCTTTTGCTTTGTTCGCTTTTTTGATTATTGAATCAATCGCTTTATCAAAGTCAGCCGTATCCCCTACGAATACAAATTTAATTTCGTTGTTTGCCATTTAGTTCCTGCCTCCTTTCATATTGTCTTTTAGCTACCTCTCCAGCTATACGCTCCTCATCAGTTGTAAATCCACATGAGCCTTCTCCTTCACCTACTGCGGCAATGTCATATATAGCTTCACCGAAAGGGGTGTCCATTGCTTGTTCCATTGTTTTGTAAAGTTTGGACATAAGAACAATCTTCATGTAATGCAGATTATTCATTGATGTAGGCTTAGAGCCTTCTACTTTATTAAAAAACAAATCTGGCTGCTTTAAAGAATTAGCTAAGTAGTCAACAAAGATAACTGTAGCCCTCTTCCAGTTCCTAAGTTTTCCAAACCAATGCAAAAACCTGACCTCTTTTTTTAAAGAGTTATCTCTTACTCCCTGTATTAGCTCTGCCCAGCTTCTTTTACAAACCCATATAGCAAAGCACAAATCCCCAAACTGCGGTTGCCTCTCTCCTGTTACAAAAGGGCTTTGATAACGTGTCAGCATCATTATATGCCCAAGGGATAAAGGTCTCAACCGCTGTCCGAGGATTCGGGCTTGGTGAGGTATTACTGCTTTTAAATATTCACTCTCTAGTGACACGTTAGTGTGTAAACGTGGCAAGAGTTGCTGTGCTTCCTGCAGTATCAGCGTTATGTTGACTACAAGGCAATGACATACGAGTTAAGTCTGTATTGCTCATTGCTATAGTTCCATTTCCAATATAATTCCAAGTGCCAACTAAAACCGCAGGAAGGGTATTCCCGCTTTCTGCGTCTTGTGCGATTGTGATAGTAGCTCCCGGTAAAGGTAAAATGCACTTTGCAGCCGCATTTGCTTCAGTATCCTTATAAAAAATTATATCAAATGTTGCCGTCCTTCTAAAATTATAAAGGTTATAGCCAAAGACGTTTCCTTTTTGATCCCTTGCCTCTGTAGTGTCCATTTCGTCAGTTAAATTGACACTTTGAATATAATTATCTCCTGCTACCCAAACCGATCCATTTTGGACGGTTCCGTCTACGCCATATATTGTGGCGTTGCCTACTATAGTAGAATTTGCTGTACTCATTTTATTTTATATTATTCATTTAATTTGCTTCTTACAAAGCCATTTACTTTATACCTCACCAGACTCCCAATTGGCTCCTCTCTCCCCATGCGTGTAATGCTGGATGAGCGGGAGCTATTTGTTCCTGTCAGAGTAGAAACTGGGATTTGGTAATTATTTAATAGCACAAAAACTGATTCCGCTACTGCCTCGGCGGTGAAGTATGTGCCAGAAATCGGGCGATTGACTGCGGGGTTTTCGATGCAATCAACTTCCCAATTAAAATCTACGACTGTTCTTTCTAAAACTCTAATCATGCTAACAGGTCGAAGGACAACAGCCATAACCCTTACACGGTTAAGCATCTCCTCCATCTTGCTCTGTACGTCATCATCTTCCTTAACTAATCCTACAGAATAAGCAACTGTAGCTGCCTCATTATCTACTACAGAACCACTTAATCCTGCCGACCCAGTTAAAGTTGTAGCATTTTTAGATGCGGCAGAAGTTAATGTAAATGTTGAGCCTCCTGAGAAAGTTAATATTGTTCCGTTGTCAATGTCTTCTGGTAAAGAATCAACTGTTAAAGAAGTTGCTCCTCCAGAATATCCTCCCCCGTTGTTTATCACAGCAGCAACAAAAGGAGACTGACCAGAAAGTCTGGTATTTAACGCCTCTTGTATTGCTGTCATGTAAACCGCCATTATAAAATCCTTGCTCCAGAGTCAGTCGGACAACCACAATCATCTGTAGTTGAGGTGACTCCGTTCTTAACACTCGCTACGTTATTGATACATAGTTTCTTCTTGTAGCCGTAGCTTCCCCTATCATCATAAAAGGCATCAGTAGTTTCATTTGTTGGTTTTGGTATTCCAAACCTACAATCAGCTACCTTGTCCATGAATTGCATTGCATTGTTATAAGCTGCAATGCGTACGTCTGATACATCTGTGACAGCACCCCCCACACGCTTCATCAACTCGACGATAATTATGTCGAGTGCCGGGGAGTGGAGAACGTCAGGAAGTGCTGCCGCAGTTGAAGCCAAACCATTTCTTGGGCATCCTTTAATATAACCCCGTACCAGAGGAGGCCACATTTCGGTAACTTCTTGGATTAAGCCTGAAGAAGTTTGCCCACCAGCAAGCCCTATTGAGTTATACTTTGCCAACTCCGTATCTGTCATACGGGTTTGAACATCGGATGTTGTTACGGTTGACCAAGCCATTCCACTAACTTGTTATTTTATTTAGCATTCTTTTGAATGCCATGCCTCAAGAACAAGGCGAGCAACGAAGTTATGACTACGTTAGCCGCTGCACCTAGTTCTAAATCTCCTGTGAAATAAGCAGCTACGCCGCCTATTGCCCCAGTGATTGCCGTCCACACTGTTTTTGATTTTAGTATTTCTTTCATAATTATCTGTCTGCTCTTGGATGTCCATCTTTCAAGTCCTCAATATCCTTTTGGATTATCGAAAGCTTTTCATCCATCCTAATTAGCATCTCTTTTTCTGATTTGCCATCTGCTTGAAGCACCTTAATAGCAGCTTCATTTGAGGAAACTCGATGCGGCAAAACAAACCACGCACCAATAACCCCAGCAGAGGCTATAACCATGCCGAAAATTAAAGAGATATTGTTTAATTTTTCGCCCATCCTATTTGTTTGCTAGAAAAACAATTGCAAAGGCACATCCTATAAAGATGGCCAATGTTAATTTGTCCGTCCTACTCACTTGCTGTTTTCTTCTTAGCCGCCTTTTTAGCTGGCTTCGGGGCTTCCTCCTCTACGGGTTCTTCTGGGGCCGCTGGGGCTATCTCTTCGACCTCTACGACTGCATCAGGATCGCGAGTCAGGCCAAGTTGAGCAAGGGCCAAGTCACCTATATAAGTTGCGTCGTCTACGTCTGCTCCCCAGTTATTCCAAGAATCACCAGAAATGTTTAGCAATGTATTTACTAAAGGATTCGGCGACCATGCTTCTTTTCCTTCTGGGTCGTTATACTTCCCAAAACCGTTTACTAGAAATTGCATACCAAACATGGTTGCAGAATTTAAAGTAATGACTACCTTGCTCACGTTTAAGCTCTGAGCGTTAGGTATTGTATTTATCTCTATGATTTGAGTACTCATTTTATTTATTTACTTGATGAATCTGAAGACGATGTATCAACAACGTCCATCTGTTGGGCAAGCATCTGAGTCAGTCTAGACATTCCCTCGGCATTGCCTAAATTAGCGGCTTTACAATTTATACTGTAACGACTGCTAAAGTCTGTACTGCGTTGCTGTGAGCTACTTGTTGTAACTGAGCCTGTTGCAGTTGTTTCATGTGAACCAGAAACGCTAAATCCTACGCCCCAAAACTTGCCAGAAGCCGAAGCTGATGCACTTGTCTTTGATTCATTTGACTTAGTATCTTCTGTAGATGAGTTATTCTCTGTATGTGAAGAAATCTCCATGTCAAAGGTAACATCTACATCAGTAATACCTACGTTTGGAATCTGAAGAACAGAAAGCAATGGAACTTTAATTTTCTGCTTAACTGGAGTCAGCTTGTCATCATCTCCTTTAGTCATGCGTTCCACTTCAACTTCTAGATTTCGGGTATTCCCATCTTCGTCAAAGCAAACTGTATCAATAAAATTCATCGTTGACTTGGCCAAATCCAAACCGCCATCAGAAGCGGCTAAAATTGGAGTCAAAATTAAATCTTTTATAGGGAGATTATTATAATCTGCGAGTTGGTCACTATCTGCTGCCATTGTTCTAATTTGTTGGTATTAATTTAATTAACGAATCACCTACGCGAGCCAAGCCCTCTGCTTGATCTGTGCTGGTAAATTTTATCTTTATATTTGCCATTTTCGCTTTGCGTAGTTTCCCCAGACATCCAAAACACTCTTTGCCGTCTTGGGCTAGATTCAATTCTAAATCAACTTCGCATTCTTCAATCTTTAGTGAGTTGTGCGGAACTAATGTAAATAAGGGGGCTTCTACCGTTTTGCCTCCTAAGTTTAATTTGACTACCTTGGGTTTCCCTTCTTCATCGAAATAGTTATCTCGTATTCGTTGAGAGGTAGACTCTTCTACACTGTTCTGTGCTTGGACTAGAGCAGTATAGAGGTTGTCAAAAAACTTTTGGAGTGGTTCAGCCGCCATATTTCATTTATTCACCTTCCTCTGTTACTGCCGGTTCCTCGACTACTGGTTCCTCGACTACTTCCGTCGGGTCGACTAGCGGTGTGTCTGGCACGAATGGCTCGACTTGTTCCGGTTCTGGTGCTGGGTGTGCAGCTTCCCACGCAGCAATCACTTCAGGTGTCCAAAGTGCATTAGCAGTAGATTGCACTCTTTCATCTTCTCCAGAAACATCGTCGCCCGGTGAAACAACGTGCCGATGAAACGACCTGCTAACCTCTTCACCTTCGTCAATGATAACTGTGTCTGTGCGTACAGAGATGTCGCAAAGTTGCCCCACCGTCATCTCTCCAATTACTATTTGTTTTTCTAAACTCATTTTAAAAAATTATTAATCAATTAACATTACTCCTGACCCAGATAATTCAAGGCTACCAGAGGCCCAATCCGTTTGACTGTTTGTTCCGTACATGTGTAATTGTGTCGGGTCATTTGCTTGAAATGCGTGGGGCGAGGCGTTGAAGTAATTTGTTCCATTTAAAAGAAAATAATGTGTATTAATACGTTGATACGCTCCCCCCAAATCCTCCTCAACGTTAAACGGCAAGCCTCCTACTTGCCAACTTCCCGTGGCTGATTCTGTTCCACTCGATTTATAAATATAAAAGGAGAGATATATTATCTTGCCAACTCGAACATAATTACCCTTAACAGTTGCACCAGTATGTTCCGTCGAGCCTTTGTATAATTTTGGAGTCCAAGTCCCACGTTCATAATGGTCGAGAACCGTACCCGCTGCCGTAGCACCCGCTGCAGTTGTGTTCGTTTGTGAAAACGCAATTCCGTTTGTAAATGTGGCTAGACCCGCCGAACTGAAACTAAGCTTGTCACCTGCTCCGTTTAAGTGCATCGCTAAACCGCCATCACTTTTCCCCCGCAAAAACCAAGCCGCGTTAGAAGCTTGCCGTATACTTAATTGATAATCCGAACCCGTTAGGTTCAATCGCTCGTCGGCAGCGTCCCAACGCATTTTAGCAGATGTCGCGGTGTCCTCGTAAAAGCTAACATCTCCCGAACCATCTAAAGTCAAACCTGTTTTAACTCCTAGACTACCATTGTCTGGTTGGTACAAAACTTTAACGCCTCCGCCGTAGGCATCAACTGGGCCTGTTTTGTAACCTCTAATTGCTCCAACTGGGGCACAGTAATCAGTGTTTGTGCTGTGGTAGCCTTGGTTAAACATTACCTGTGCACCGTCACCAGTATTTCCGTCTGACCGTTGCAGCACTAATTGACTATAGCCATTAACATCACTTGGAGCGGTTGCGGCAGTCACCAGCATTGAAGGTGATGCGGTTTGACTTGGGTCGGCATCAATGCCAACGGTCACTTGGCCACTATCACTGATTTTCAAACGCTCAACCGGAGTAGCACTCGTCCCTGTTGCAAATCGTAACGAGGCAGAACCAGTTGAACCGTCTTCATACATTCGTATGTATGCTGTCGGGTCGCCAGCACGAGCAAACAATAATTTGCAACCAGCGTTGTCTGTCGCTAATTCAAGGCAAGGCTCGTCTCCTGTTCTGGTTATTTTTGTTTCTCCAGTCGAACCAATCGTCATCCGAGTCGCTAATGTTTCTGAACCACTCGGACAAGTTGAAAATTCCAATTTGGTAGGTGAACTTGTTGCTGTCCAAGTGCCATCGGCTTTACCTCGAATACGTGCCGCTGCATCGTTATCCGCATCGGCACCTCCGAAATCAATATCTCCAATTGCGTCTGAGCTAATTGTAGCGTCATTGCGATAGAGTTTTAAAACCGCTGTTGAGTCGCTTGGCCCGATTTTAATTTGCCCGCCGCCGTTTACTAAGACATTCCCAGACGAATCAATCCGCATTCGTTCCACTGCAGCCGCCGCCGAACCTCCTCCTAATGCTGTTTTAAAAACAAGTTCTCCGTTTGGTGCACCACTACCAGCATTTTGAGCACACTGAACCGCACTTAAAACGCGTGCACCTGCACCGCTCGCATCGGTGGTGTAAAATTCTAATGTGCCAATATTACCAGAATCAGAAGAACCCCAGTCTTTGGTGTTAGTTAATCTTAGTTTAGATTCTGTGGCATCGGTAACGGTAACGAGTCCCGCCGAATCAATCGTTAAACGAGGCGACCCGCTTGTTATAAGGTCAAGAGGCTCGGCAACGGATGTTCCAAATTCAGTACGATTACTGGTGTTCCACTTCCAAGTGGATTTAACCGTCCCACTTACTGAGTTTTCAAAAGCACCGCCCCAAGCACCATTGGCCTCAATTGTCGCTCTGTTTGCAGTTGTATTAGGAACACAGCCTATCCCTAAATCACCAGACACGACCAATGAATTATCTGCTGGAGTGTGAGGGCCATTGCCAACAACTGCACTCGTACTGTTCAACTGAACAATAGGCTGCGTCTGTGAAACTCCACTTGCTGAAGCAGTTCCGTCTGCTACTCCTGCACGATCCTGCACCATTAGCGACTGAGTAGGATTTGCAAATGCGAGGTCGAAATCTGATACTGCTCCGCAAAGCACTATTGAGTTTTCTATTGATGCG